GACGAATTCGCGTTCGTTCCGAATCATATCGCTGACCAGTTCTTTAGTTCTGTTTATCCTACTATCTCGTCTGGTAAATCTACCAAGGTAATTATCATCTCCACGCCACACGGGATGAATATGTTCTACAAGTTGTGGCACGATGCGGAGAAGGGAAAGAACGAATATATTCCAACAGAAGTTCATTGGTCTGCTGTACCTGGTAGAGATGCTGCTTGGAAAGAACAAACAATCAAAAACACATCCGAACAGCAGTTCAAAGTTGAGTTTGAGTGTGAGTTCTTAGGATCTGTTGATACGTTGATCTCTCCAAGTAAATTGAGAGTTATGCCATATCATGATCCCATTGCACAAAATAAAGGTCTTGCTGTATACAAACGTGCAGAACCAGAGCATAATTATATCATAACTGTTGACGTTGCGCGTGGCACATCAAATGATTATTCTGCCTTCTGCGTTATGGACACTACTACAGTTCCATATGAAATGGTTGCTAGATATAGAAACAATGAAATCAAACCGATTGTTTTCCCCAACATTATTGTAGACGTAGCAAAGAATTATAATAATGCTTACATCCTATGTGAAGTAAATGATATTGGTGGTCAGGTTGCAGATATTATTCAGTTTGATCTAGAGTACGAAAATTTATTGATGGCAGCAATGCGCGGACGTGCAGGGCAGCAGTTGGGTCAAGGATTCTCTGGTAAGAAGACTCAACTGGGTGTCAAGATGTCTACTGCTGTCAAGCAAGTCGGATGTTCCAACCTCAAAGCACTTATCGAAGAAGATAAGTTATTGATACCAGATTACGATACGATTGCAGAACTAACTACTTTTATTGTCAAGGGACAATCATTTGCCGCAGAAGACGGATGTAATGATGACCTTGCTATGTGTCTTGTCATCTTTGCTTGGATGGCAATGCAGGAATACTTCAAACAGATGCATGACAATGATGTCAGGCAGCGCATCTATGATGATCAAAGAGAAAACATCGAGCAAGATATGGCACCTTTTGGATTCATCAATGACGGACTTGAGGATGAATACTTTGCAGATGCTCAGGGTGATGTTTGGCAAGTCGCGGAATATGGAGATCGTAGCTATATGTGGGAGTTCAGGTAAGTTTTCAAAAATATAAATAATCCTAGACAACCGATGTTGGAATCACTAGGAGACTTTTAAACATGGCAGCTAATCAATCCTCGCCAGGTGTCGTAATTCAGGAAAGAGACCTAACTACGATCACTACTTTAACTACCGCAAATACTGGCGTTCTTGCGGCACCCTTTGAATCAGGTCCTGTAGAAGAAATTGTTGAAATTGCATCTGAGAGGGAACTTGCTGATCGTTTTGGTAAACCCAATGATCTGAACTATGAGTACTGGTTCACTGCATCCCAGTTCCTTTCATACGGTGGTATTCTGAAAACCATTCGTGTTACCTCTACAAACCTCAAAAACGCAGTTGACAGTGGTACTGCACCTCTGATCAAAAATACACAGGATTACGAAACATCATTCCTGAACGCTGCAAACAGTTTTAAGTGGGCTGCTAAAACTCCTGGCACTAAGGGTAACTCCATCGGCATCTTTATGACCGACGCTGGTGCTGACCAAGTTCTGATTTGTCCCGCTCCTGGTTCAGGTAACGAGCACGAGTTCGTAGACGACGCTGCACTGACTGCTGCATCTGGCGCTGCTGGTAAAGTATTCAAGTATTCCTTGGTTCTGACTGTTGAGTCTGTTGTTGGCGACTTCACTCCTGGCACTTCTACAACTATCGCTATTTCTGGTTCTAACGAAGCAGTTACTGTTGAAGCATGGGATCCTGCTAACAAGAAACTTGAAATCGGTCTTCCTTCTGGTGGTGTTACTGGTATCATCGCTGCTGGTCAAACTGTAACTCAGGGTACTAACACTTGCGATATCGCAACTGGTGGTGTTGAGCGTAAACTCTATGTTGCTCTGAACAAAGATAGCGTTGAGTTTGCTGCTAACGATGTTGTACAAGATACAAACAGCACTAACGTTACTGTTACTTCCGTTCGCTCCGAGTATGCTGAGCGTGAGTATCTCCCTGGTGAGAAGTGGATTAACGTTGCTCCCCGTCCTGGCACTTCCTTGTTCGCGAACAATGTAGGTGGTCATCGTGACGAACTGCACATCCTCGTCATTGACGTTGACGGTAAGATCACTGGTACAACTGGTGCTCTGCTTGAGCGTTTCATCGGTGTTTCTAAGGCATCCGATGCTAAGACTTCCGTTGGTGAAACCAACTATTATGTCGAAGTTCTGAAGCAGAAATCTCAATACCTCTTCTGGGGTGAGCACGAGACTGGCGTATTCAACGCAACTGCAACTCCTGCTGATGGCAACTGGGGTCTGAGTTCTGCTCGTCAGTTCAACCTGCTTCGTTCTACTGCTGGTTCTCAGTCCTATCCCGAAGGTCGTAACGTTGTTGGTTCTCTTGGCAACGCTACTTACTACTATCGTCTCGCTTCTGGTGCAGACTACACCTCTGTTGGTGGCGTATACACTGTAAGCAACACTGATGTTACTACTGCATACGAACTGGTAGAAGATCCTGAGTCTCAAACCATTGACTTCATCCTGACTGGTCCTTCTGGTCCTGATGATGCATCCGCACTTGCTAAGATCACTTCTCTCGTAAGTCTTATCGAAGAGCGTCGTGACTGCATGCTGTTCGTTTCTCCTCGTAGAGCAAACGTCATTGGCATCAGCAACTCGACTACTGCAACTGACAACCTGATCAAGTTCTTTGATCTGCTTCCTAGCAGCAACTACATGGTCTTTGACTCTGGTTACAAGTACATCTACGATAAGTACAACGACGTATACAGATACGTTCCTTGTAACGGTGACGTTGCTGGTCTTTGCCTGCAAACTACTGAAGTTGCAGAACCTTGGTTCTCTCCTGCAGGTTTTGCTCGCGGTCAAGTTAGAAACTCCATCAAACTTGCATACTCCCCCAATAAGACCCAGCGTGACAGACTGTATGCTGCACGTATCAACCCAATCGTTTCGTTCCCTGGTCAAGGCACAGTCCTCTTCGGTGACAAGACTGCACAATCGTTCGCTTCTGCATTCGACAGAATCAACGTCCGCCGTCTGTTCCTCACCATCGAGCGTGTTATCGGCGGTGCTGCTAAGGCACAACTCTTCGAGCAAAACGATGAGTCACAGCGTTCTCTCTTCCTCAACATTGTTGAACCTTATATGAGAGACGTTCAAGGTCGTAGAGGTGTTACTGACTTCCTGGTCAAGTGTGATGCTTCTAACAACCCACCTGAAGCAGTTGACCGTGGTGAGTTTGCCGCAGAGATCTTCGTCAAGCCCACACGCACAATCAACTATATCACTCTGACCTTCACCGCAACTCGCACAGGCGTTAGCTTCGCTGAAGTCGCTTCCTGATATAAATACACTTAACCGTGAGAGTCCCTACGGGGACTCTTTTTTTGTCTGAAAATATCATTTGTACTAAATATTAACGACGGAGACAACTAAAAACAATGGCAAAAAGAGGAACACTTGACGATTTTAAAGCAAATGTCGCTGGCGACTTTGCGCGTCCCAATTTATTCCAAGTAGATCTTGCTTTCCCTCAAGTTCTGAACAACGATGCTTCGCTCGTAGATCTCGGTAAGTTTACAGTTCGCGCAGCGAACCTGCCTTCTTCCCAGATCGGCGTTATCGAAGTTCCCTTCAGAGGTCGTGTTCTGAAAATTGCAGGTGACAGAACCTTTGAACCTTGGACCATCACTATTCAGAACGATTCTAAGTTCATCCTTAGAACCGCATTTGAAAAGTGGGCATCTTCAATCCAAGCATATAACGAGAACTTTACTGCTGCAGCAGGTCTTGGTGATGCTGATGACGCAACTGGTTACTTCGCTGACATGGTTGTTCACCAGTTAGCACGTGACGCTAAGGATAGCGAGGCACCTAAGATTCTCAAGTCCTACAAGTTCTATAACGTCTTCCCCAGCAACATTGCTGCGATTGATCTGGACTTCAGCAACAACGATGCGATCGAAGAGTTCACAGTTGAACTCCAGACACAATACTGGACTCCATTCCAGGCGGGTGACTGATCTAATAAATAGATCCAGGACCAATCTAGTAGAACATAATGGCAAATCAGCTCTTCGGATTTTCACTTGAAAGAGCGAAGAAGGTCCCCAAGGGGCCTTCTTTTGTTCAAAAAGACAATATGGATGGTTCGCAACCTATTGTAGGTGGCGGATACTATGGATATTCCGTTGATTTTGACGGTACTATTCGTAATGAGTATGAACTTATCACCCGTTATAGGGAGATGGTTCTGCAACCCGAGTGCGACAGTGCAGTTGATGATATCGTAAATGAAACAATTTGCGGTAACTTTGATGATGTACCAGTTGAGTTGGAACTCTCCAACTTAAAGGTGTCGGATAAAATTAAGAAACTCATGAGGGAGGAGTTCGACGAGATTCTCCGTCTCTTGGACTTTGAAAATCGTGCATATGAGATCTTCCGTAGATGGTATGTTGACGGAAGACTCTTTTATCATAAAGTAATCGACCCTAATAATCCCAGTGGTGGACTTGCAGAACTGCGTTATATCGATCCTCGCAAGATTCGCAAGGTAACCGAATACGAACAGAAGAGACCTGAGCAACTTAGAACTCAGGATCTCAATACTCAACTGACGCAGAAAGCGGCGGAGTATTTTCTGTACAATCCTAAGGGTTTAAGAAATTCTACGAATCAGGGTATGAAAATTACCACTGATTCTATCACATATTGTCACTCAGGTATTCAAGACCTGAACAAAAATATGACACTTAGTCACCTGCATAAGGCGATTAAGGCAGTCAACCAACTGAGAATGATTGAAGACTCTCTGGTTATCTACCGTTTGAGTAGAGCACCTGAGCGTAGAATCTTCTACATCGATGTTGG